AAAACTACCAAACATTCTTCCTACTAATTCTTGGTATTGGCTAAAAAAGTCATATGTTGCTAATCCGCCCATGTTAGAGCTTGATAACAAATATGTATTTGTGTATGCCAAATTAAAAGGTTCAAACAAACTTCCGCCATCGCCACCGCCAGTACGTGAGCCAACACTACGTCTATAAATTTGTCTTACTTCTTCAATTTCGTGCGGTAACGTATAACTGTTTCTATCTTCTTCGAGTTCTAGCGATACAAAACTTTCTTCTACACTATGCTCTGTTCGTTGTCTATACTTTGATAGAGCTTTTGTTAAAGCACTTTCATAATGTATAGGATCTAACTCTACATCAACCATGCCGCCTCCAAGGAAAGCGTTTACATAATCAAATATTTCTTGTTTTTGTGTTACTAGATCTGCCATTATTAATCTCCAATAGTATTTATGCTAAATATACGTATGCCACGCTTATCATTATATAGACCAAACAAAACAGCCGATTATGAATTTTTAGATAAAGTTATCTATGAACAATTCAGTATTGGCGGCACTGATATTAACATACACAAATACCTTGGTCCAAAAAATCCTAACGAATCTGATGCTACTCCAGATCAACCGCAATATGATGCTGTTGCTGAAACTAATATCCAAGATTTAGTGTTCTTAGAAAACAGAGATAGAAAATATGACCCTGATATTTACACATTACGTGCTATATACAATGTAAGTGATACAGATTTTAATTTAAGCCAGTTTGGATTATTTTTACAAAACGATACTTTGTTTATGACTATACATATTAATAGTAGTGTTAAAACATTAGGTAGAAAAATATTAAGTGGCGATGTTATAGAGTTTCCTCATTTATTAGACGAATATGCGCTAAATGATTACAGTGTAGCATTAAAACGTTTTTATGTAGTAGAAGATGTTAATAGAGCAGCAGAAGGGTTTTCACAAACTTGGTATCCACACTTATATCGTGTAAAATTAAAACAAATATACGACGGACAAGAATTTAGTGACATATTAGATTTACCAGCAGGAGATGATGCTGATAATACATTACGTGATGTATTAAGTACATTTGAAACTGAAATGAATATCAATAATGCTATAGTTGCCAAAGCAGAAGCTGATGCTGCTAAGTCAGGTTATGATACTTCAAATCTTTATACGTTACAAGTAGATGCCGCTGGCACTCCGGAATTAGTAACAACAGATATTACAACACTTGATGCTTCGCAACAAGGATTATTAGTAGATCGTATTTCTCAAACTCCTACTCGAGAAGGATATCAAGGATATTTACTAGGTGATAATATTGCTCCAAATGGCGAATCGTTTGGTAGTGGCATAACATTTCCAAGTGTAAATGTTAGCGGTGATTATTTTTTACGAACTGATATGATGCCTAATAGATTGTTTAGGTATGATGGTTCACGCTGGCTGAAAGTCGAAGATGGTGTACGAATGACTCTTACAAATACAAATACACGTTCAACACAAAAAACTTCCTTTATTAATAATACTACTACATCAAGTATCGGCGGCGAACAAGTTATTGAAAGACAAAGTTTGTCAAAAGCATTACGAGCAAAGGCAGATAATTAATGCAACATTTTTATGACGGACAAGTTAAAAGATATTTAACACAAATAATTAGATTAATTAGTGGGTTCAAATACAAAGATGGCAGCGGTACCGAAAAATCTATTCCAGTAGCTTACGGAGATTTAACAAGGCAAGTTGCTAACATAATTAAAGATAATAGCGAAAACAAACTTCCTAGTGTGCCAAGAATGGCAGTTTATATAACAGGACTAGAACTTGATAGAGAACGTCTTGCTGATGCTAGTTATGTAGAAAAGGTAAACATAAGAGAACGAGCATATAACGAAGCCGGAGAAGAATATTTAAACACACAAGGTAAAAATTATACTGTAGAAAGATTAATGCCAACTCCGTATTTGCTTAGAGTAAACCTTGATATATGGAGTAGTAATACGGATCAAAAATTACAAATTATGGAGCAAATATTAATGATGTTTAATCCTAGTTTGGAAATACAAACTACTGATAATTATATTGATTGGACTAGTTTGACTACTGTATATTTAGAACAAATTATGTTTAGTAATAGAACACAGCCTATTGGAGTAGATAGCGAAATAGACGTAGGCACACTTTCCTTTAGCACTCCAATATTTATATCACCACCAACTAAAGTTAAAAAACTTGGCGTAATTACACAAATTGTAGCAAACATTTTTGACGAAACAAAAGGCACTGTTGATTTAGGACAATCTATGCCTACATTAGAAGCGTATGCTGAAACACCTATCCCACTTACTAAAACAACAAGCATCAACAGTGATCCTGCTACTAAAACAGATATCACTGCTAACTTAGATACACGAGGTACAATAGCAGCAACATTTAAAAATTATGGATTGTATGTTATTGGCACTACAGCACAATTAGTAGACAGATCTGTAGTAGGAAAAGTAAACTGGCGTAATGTTATAGAAACTTATCCAGGTACATACACTGCTGGATTAAGTCAAATTAGATTACAAACTGTAACAGGATCTTACATTGTAGGTTATATAACTATAAATCCATTAGATGAAACAAAACTTACTATTTCTTGGGATAGTGATACATTACCAACTGGAGATGTTATTTCAGGACCAGCAAGAAATGCTAATTCTTACACTAGTTTTGACAAAATTGTAGAACCACAAAAATACAATCCTACCGAAGATAAAGTAGCAGGTTTTAGAATTTTAGTATTAGATCCTATAAACAATAGTGAAAATGTAGGAGGAAATGTAGGAGATACACCGTACAACTATGTTTATGACGGGCCTGACGCTTGGAAAAATAACGACGGCACTGACTTTGTAGCAAACGCTAATGATGTAATAGAATGGGATGGTGCTAGATGGCACACAGTAATTGATTCAACAGATAGCACTAACGGTGTTAATCAAAAGAACTTAGCAACAGGTGTAATTTATACATGGACTGGCGAAGAGTGGATTCAAGCATACGAAGGTGAATATTCACATGGAACATGGCTAGTACTACTTGATCCATAACTATATATATGAAGAACATAGTTTGTAGTGGCGCACTTTTTTATACTTTAAAGTCTAGTAGATTTTTACTTTTACATAGATGTAAAAGTCGACAAAATAATGTATGGGGATTAGTTGGCGGAACAAATGAAGATTTAGAAACTCCTTGGAAAGGCTTACAAAGAGAAATTGAAGAAGAAATTGGATTTATGCCTGATGTAAAAAAGGCAATTCCGTTAGAAACATTTATTAGTAATGATGAACATTTTAAATTTCATACATATCTTTGTGTTGTAAATGAAGAATTTATACCCCAATTAAACAATGAACACGACGGCTACGCTTGGGTAAGTTTTGGAAAATGGCCTAAGCCATTACACCAAGGTTTGAATAATACTTTAAAGAGTAAAACAAATCAACAAAAATTACAAACTGTTTTTGAACTTATCAAATTGATTGCGTAGCCATTTGTAATCATTAATTTTGTAAAGTTTTTCTTGATTGTTAGCAGCGTATTCGCCATATTTTTTGCCGTGATTAGCACCGTTAATCGCAGCATCTCCAAACTGTTTGTCTTTTCCTCTACTACACCAAGCATTTAATCTAAACTCGGTTTCTTCGTCTAATTGTCCGTCTATTGCTCGTGAACTAAGTTTTACACATTCTCTAAAAGCACTACGCCATGTGCTAAACTCGTCTGTGTTAAATTTTGTTATATTACTTATTTGATTAATAGTTTTAAATAGCGGACTTATACTTGTTGTCATATCAGGCTTGTTAGTGTCCATATTAAGTGTTAAATCTCGTGGCAAAAGTTTGACAGCGCCATATCCGTAAATTAATCCGTTTATTGGATTTTTTGATTTCCAAACATGAACTGTTCTTTTACTATCTGGATCATATGTAGGTATATAATAATCAAAGTTAAAATTATCTACTATCTCAGCATCGGCATCAATAATCCAAATCATATCAGTTGAACACAATTTTGCTGCCTCAATGTGTGCTTGATGAATACCTTCAACACCGTGAATACGTTTTGTTCTTGGAAATTTTTCTAATATGTTTTTATAATTAATATCAGCGTATTCTTCATCTTTACTTATGTATACAATATCGTAAGGTTCTGGCTGACTTGCTTGAACATCATATTGTTTTTTATTTGCTAAAAATCGCATTTTAATTTCGCGTTCAGTAAGTTGTTGATGTTTAGGTACTAAACTAATACCGTCCCAAGCATTGCCATTTTTAAACACGTGATTTGTTTGTCTTTCAAATTGTTGATCATGAGTAAAATATAGATCAAATTTGAAATCTTTTGAAACAGTGACTTCTTTTGGTATGATCCATAGCATTTCAGTTTTGCTAGTGTCAATTGCTCTTAAGTAATCTTTGTAAGTGTTAATAGTAAATCTATCATATACAACAGCACTAGAGGCTACAATATCCCATTCTTTGCGCCTAGCTATGGTTCTGTATTCTATTTCTTTTTGTGTTAACGGTGCGTGTTTTGTAAATAAAAATAATCCATTATAGGTTTCTTTTCCATTTGCTTTGTGTTTAAAAGCATGATTGATTGTTCTGTCATAACTGTTGTGTATATCTATATACATACTCATATCAAAATCTTCATTTATTTTTATGTTAGGAGTTGTTCCCCAAAACATATTAGATTTAGATTCGTCAAATGCTTTTAAATAATCATTGTAAGTTTGTATGTTAAACACAGGAAATGCTTTTGGTATACTAGCAACAATATCATGTTTCTTTCTGTTAGCATACCATCTGTGTTCAACTTCTTGTTGTGTCACAGGAGCATGTGTTGACATAAGTGCTACACCATCCCAGAACTCACCATTTTTAAAAATATGGTTTATCTTTCTATCGTATTCATTGTCATGCGTAAAGTATTGATCAAATTTAAAAGAAAGTTCAACTTCTACATCACTAGGAATTGCCCAAAACATTTCAGTTTCAGTTGTATCTAATGCTTTCAAATAATCAGAATAATTGTTTACAACAAATCTATCATACTGAACTTTTTTACTACCAATGTCGTTCCAGTGTTTAGCATTTACAATAT